TAATATTCTTAAAATACTCGGCTATTGTATAGACAAGTTCTTTATTAGGAGCGTAAGCCATGTTAGCTGAAAAACCACCCTCTAATTCAATTTTGTTAGCAGATGTTAATTGAGTAAATGTTTTAGTCATATTATCCATTGTTCCTAACTGTCGGATAATATCTTGAGGAGCTACTCCTGCTTTACTTAAAACATCTCCAATAAAGAATTTATATTTATTCTTATCGTTTTCTTTAAAGTACATACCGACTAAACCTCTTTGGTCTAGTGCCGCATAAACTTCAAAAGCAAGTTTAGCATCTTCCGTATATGCACTACTTAAAGGTTTATCAAATAAATCTACTATTTGTGTTATGGGTTCATTTTTACCCATAGCAGGAATTAAAGTCATAGTAGCTTTTAAAAAAGCATCAGCATTTGTATTTCCTGCCGCTATGTTTTTTTTCATTTCTTTTTCAAATGCGTTAGCACCAATTTCAACTCTATCTGATTTTTTCATACCAGATGATGCAAGTTCTCCATTCCACCATTGAACAGTATTAGCTTGAAGTTGAATGCTTTCTCTTAATTTATCTACAAGAGCAACTACTCTTTTTTTATGTTTAGTAACATTAATTATTGCAGGTGTTCCATCTGGTCTAGGTTGTGTAAGTATTTCAATAAATTCTGCTGAAAATCTACCATCTAAACTAGCATGAAGTTCAGCTTCGCTAATAACTATGTCATCAAATTCTGATAAAGATAAAGCAGGATTTTTGTTTTCTTTAATAGTATTAAACATTTCTAAATATGTTTTAGACATATTATCTCTAAAGAATTGCGATTTTCTTTCTTGGTAATCTTTACCTAAAGTCATAGGCGGGTTAGCTTCATAAAAAGCTACCTCTAATGCTTGTTCTACTTGTTCTGGAATAGATTGTATTTGTTTAGAAGCATTTGCAATTACAGTATATTTTAATTTATCTTCTTGTTTTTCAAATTCTTTAACATTTAACCATTTTCTTAATGATGTTGTTTGCTCATTAAAAGCTGATGCAAAAACTTCATCTCCCTCTACTGAAGCTAAAAACTTAGAACTATACTCATCATAATGACTTCTCCAATCATAATTAGGTTCATGTCTTCTATTTAAATAATCATCTTTAAAATTAGAAATCATTGAATCAACAGAATTAACTGCATACTGTTTGTGAGCTCCATATTTAGCCCAACCATTCATTATACTTGGGAAACCTTGTTTGTGAGCCACTTCTGCCTCAGCTAAAGTCATTCCATTAATTTTAGCTTTACCTAATTCAAAATCTTTTTCTGCTTTTTCTTCAATATTCTTTTGAGTTAAATCTCTTATTGCAGGATTTATAGTTGCAAAAATATCAGCTAGTTCTTGCCAAGAGTTTTTACCAACTATCTGTGATGTAGCTGTAGTAATGTTTCCATCTTGAGGTACAGGAGCGTTATCTATACCAACATTAATACCAATATCAGTTTCAATTTTAGCCATTAATAATGTTCTCCTGATTCATAATAATCATAATCAATTCCATCTAATCCAGTATCAGGTGGTTGATTATTCATATTCATAACCGCTATATCAGTAGCCGCACCGATAGCATAAGTCATAAAAGATGGTTTAAATGCTCTAGGTAAAGCAAATATCTGATTAGTAAATTTTCTATTCCAAGCTAATCTATTGTTAGAGTTAGCTAAGATATAATTTTCATAGTTTTGATCTATTCTATTTAGATTTTTACCTGCACTTCTTTCTATGTCTCCAATAAGAGTATTGTAAATATTTCCACCAATACCTTTTTCAAAGAATTTAACATTAGCACTACCTAAAACTTTTAGTTTCTTTTCTTCAACATCTTCTTTTTGCCCTATTAATTGATCTTCTTTAACTTCTTTTTCTCTTATAAAAGCATTGTCTTTATAGATTGCTTCGTTAGCTAAGTTTGTTGCTTTAGTTTTTGATGTACTATTAATGTATTCTGCCTGTGCTTTATCCCCTTGATACTGCGTATAAGCTCCTAAAATTTTACTTGCGACATACGCTTCCATTGTACACATATTATTTTTTCTTCTCCTTTAAAAATCCATAAAATAAAACATCATTAAATGTTTTTTCGTTAATAATTTTAAACCCACACCATTTAAGCCAAGTTAAATGAAGTTTGTTTCTACTGTCTATGTAATTAAATAATACAGGAAATCTATCAGACATTTCCTCTACTCTATTTTTACACTCTCTTAAAAATTTAATTTTAATCTTTTTAATTTTAGGTGTGCAAAGTAAAAATGGCGAACCAATGTTTTTATCATCAAGTGATGCCACTACTCCATAAACACCTGCAATTTCATCATCAACAAAAAACGATCTACAATAGTCTGTTAATTTAAAACCTTGTAGTAAAGTCTTTTCAATTTCTTCTGAACCAGTTTTAGTTATAAGTTCATTTTTATCTGGTTCTCTTAAATCTTTTGCTAATAATTTTAAATGTTTATTTGTTGTATCTATTTCATCTATTTTCATTAAGTTATAACTCGTTGAGCAAGAACAGAAAATACACCCTCCCACTCAGCAGATAGAAAATTACATGGAATATAACTATCTGAACTAATGAATATTACTGCGTCTTCGTTTTTACATTGAACTGGTATTTTAAATGTACCACTTTCTAAATTTGGTGTTCCAAGAGAAAATGTACTCGAACCTAAAACATTACCAGTAAATTTATAAACAGATGTACTTCTAGCTAATGGAGTAACGCTAACTTCAAAGAACCCTGTGTCGCCAAATACAAGTGCCATCTTTTTAATTTGTAATCTACCTGCATTTATAGTTGTTGCACTACCAGACGCTTTTTGTTCCCTTACATAGAAAGTAGGAAAAGTATATTTAAAAGTATACTTTCTTCCAACTATAGCAGGATTAGCTGAATAATCTCCGTCAGCAACTACTGTTGAATTTGTTGTACTAGATAAAACTAAATTTCTTCCTTTTTGTGTACTAGACCAAGCACCACCTAAAACTACTTCCATAGGTTCTGTTTCTTGATAAGGTAATGTCCAAGTAGTTTTATTTGTACCACTACTGTAAACACCTGTAAGTGTTTTCTTTCTGTCTAACAACACAGGAAAATCTAAACCAGAATCTTCCTCATTTGTTTTTAAATTCATTTTTTCTAAATAAGTACCATCAGCTCTTTTAACTATTAAGTACAGATAGTTTTGAATACACTCTCCATCTAATAAAACATCTCCACTTGCAAACGTATATTTAGACCATGATCTTTGTAGAGCTTTTACGTTCGTATCAAAATAATATTTATAAACAAATAAATGATTTCTATTACCAGAAGCTATCCCAAATAATGTATTTTCAGATGAGCTTCCTTTTAATGCTAATAAACTACCATTAATATATCTAGGTAAATTAACTGTAGTATCTAAAGCATCTTTTATTTCACTATCACTTGTAACGTAATATTCTCTTACACCTGCAAAACTACCTCTTGTAATTCCAAAATAAATATTTTGTCCAAGACCAATAGGTCTACAAGTATCATCAATTTCATATTCTGTTGTTTGGTTTACTGAAACAGTTTTAGCAGATAATACTTCCTCTGTATCAAGAGTAAATTGAGTTTGATCTGAAAATAAAACTAGCTGTTCATTAAATGGTACAGCGTATTTTAATATAGATACTTTGTTATGACTAACCGCTAAGTCAATCATGTCATCATCTATTAGTGTAGTAACTGTTGTAGCCCAGAAAGTAAAATAATTTCCTGCTTTAGAAAATATTATATTTTCATCAGCTAACAAACCTAGTCTATTTCTATAAAAGAATATGTCATTAATTTTTCTACCAACAAAAGTCGGGTCAGGACTTGTAGTTGTATCTCCAACTGTTCTTCCTGTAAAATTTGGTTCAGTATAGCTAGTTCCTGATACAGTATAACTAGAACCATCTGCCTGACAAAAACGAAAGTTCCCATCAGCAGTTCTAATTAAAACATGAGGCATTGTACTTGCATCAAAATTATTATCTAAAGCATCTTTAACAGTTTCAACCCAAGCAGTTCCGTCCCATTTTGCGTAATAGTTGTCGTACTCAGTTCCTCCCTCTCCAACAACTTCAACCATAAAACCTGTGTAACCTTTATACGGTAGGTCAGCAAAAGAATTAGTTTTATCTTTTACTAAAACTAAACCATCTCCTCCTAAACCATCTTTTATATCTGCTGTAAATGTTCCAGAGTTTTTTGAAACATAAATTAATGAGCCATCTAAAGAAACTGTATACCCACTTAAATTTGAGTTTAAATCGTTATATAATTCTTGTGCAATATTAGATGTAGTAATTGAACTTGCATTTGACGCATTAGAATTATCTAAAGTTGTAAAACTTGCTTGAGTAACTCCATCAATTTTAATTTCATAAGTAGCTTTGTATTGTCCGTTCTTTACAAAAAATAATGCCTCATCTGGTCTTGTACTTGTTGTACTTCCAGATTTTGCAACTGTTTTAGTTTTATTAATAATAAAAGTATAATCAGCAACAGTAACTAAATTAAAATCACTTGTAGGTGCACTAGAAGCCAAATAACTTACACCATTAGGAGAAACAACTGTTTTATTGTTTCCTGCTAAATCATAAACTTTAATGCTATTGTTATTTAAAAGACATACATATTGTTCAGAGCTGTCTCTATTAATAACATGGACTTTACTATTAGTTAAAGTGTCAGTATTTAATTTTGCTATATGTTCAGTAGGCGGTCTTTTACCTAAACCAGTAATAATATCAGAAAGACCATTTTCTTGTAAAACCGCTTGATTAGGTAGCTTTACTGTATCTGGTTGTTGTGAAACTCCATTTAAAAGATTTGGAATTGAATTTGAAATTAATCGTGCACTCATTATTCATTGTTTATTGTAGTTTTATTCGGTTGATAATTACCACGATCAATAACTCTATAAGTAGAATAGTTATCAAATATACTGTGGTCTCTAGTATCGCCCTCATGTTCTTTTAATGCGGCTAATGCTTGTATCTCATCAACTTGATGAAATTTATGTAACGTATCAGAAGCTAACATTCTATCTTGAAATATTCTAGCCGCTCTAACTGTAATATATCTTCTAGCTGTTTCTGGTATTTCAGTAAATTCTAGTAACCAAGTTATATTAACTTTTATATCTTTAGTAATAGTATAAGTATGATTTTCTCTATCCCAAAGTTTTCTATTTCTTTCAACTAAATCTAAGTCTGCATCTTGATGTGTATTATCTACTCTTAGACAATTAGATGGTAAGACAATTTCATTAGAAGTATTTTTAGCAAGTTTGTAATTAACATCTGTATTAAAATGCCAACCAACACTTTGTATTTCTCTAGATACATTATCTAGAATTTGTACTGCAATAGAAACATCAGTAGTAGTTGAAGATGTAATGGTGTTGACTGGACTCTCTCCAATCGCTGTAAGCATTACATTTATTGCTTCAAGTTTTGATGTTACTGTTGCCATAATTTAAAATTCCTATTAGTTAAAGAGAGGCGACCGAAGCCGCCTCCCAAAGATAAAACAATGTAATATAAATATTACGAAGTTTTAATTTCAATCGAACAGACTGGATTTAGAGGTGCATGACCCATAGCGTATTTAGCTACAACTAATGTACCTTGTCTTTGGATTTGGTAGTCCATTTCTGTACTTAAATCCATTAACTTAACAGTTCCAACTGCATTTTTCTGCCAAGCACAACCAACTGTAGTTGAGAAGTTTCCACCAAAATTCGTGCTAGAACCTTGAGCAACTCCAGAAGTTATGTTAGTAGATGGTAAGTTATTTGTAGGAACAACATTCATTCCTGCAACTTTTAATACCTTACCGTCAGAGTAAGAACCGCTTCCACCCCAATCTCTGTTAATAACAGTAGTTCCTTGAATTAGATTGTAGTAAGCCGCAGGGCTAACAGCTACATATCTATCGTCCGCAGGAACGTCAGCTTCGTCCATTTTCTCCGCACATTTGAAAATAGTCGCCGCCGCTGATGCCGCATTCGTATTGAAGTCAGCGTCAGTTTCAGAAGTA